TATTATTTATACAGGTATTGAATTGTTTCACTCAGTTAACAAACAAGAAATTAATATTGTTGAAGAAGCAGTATTGACACACAAATCAGGAGATGCTAATATGGCAGATAAAGCAGATATGCCTAATAAGACAGATGCGGCTGCAGCCGGTTCAGATATGACCGTTCAAGATATATTTGATACTTTTAGTGAAGAACAAAAACAAGTAGTGTACTTCCTAATCGGTCAAGCCGTAGAAGATAGTCAAGGCGAAGCAGCAACAATGGCCCAAAGCGGGTTAGATGATGACGCTAGCGCACAAGAAGTTTATGAATCACTAAACGAACAACAACAAGAGCTCTTTAATGCACTCTTTGAAGATGCACAAGAAGAAATTAATCACGCAAACACGAAAGGTATGGAAATGTCAAATAACATTTTTGAAAACAACAACAATAAGGCACAGGCTGCTATTTCTCACGCTGATTTGCAGGGTATCGTTGCTGATGCCTCAAAGGGCGGATCGCTTAAAGATGCAATTGAGTCATATGCATTGTCACACGGTATTACCGATGTTGATCAGCTATTCCCAGAAGCTACTGCACTTGATGCTGTTCCAGAATGGCTTAAGCGTCGTACGGAATGGGTCACTAAGTTGCTTGGCGACACCCGTAAGAGCCCGTTCAGCCGCATTAAGACCATGCATGCCGACATCACGCTTGATGATGCCCGTGCTAAGGGTTATGTAACTGGCGACTTGAAGAAGGAAGAGTACTTCGGCGTGTCAAAGCGCATCACGACTCCTACTACCATCTACAAGAAGCAGAAGCTTGACCGTGATGACATGATCGACATTACCGACTTTGATGTCGTTACCTGGTTGAAGGCTGAAATGCGCATGATGCTCGATGAAGAAATTGCTCGCGCAATCTTGATCGGTGACGGTCGTGACGTTTCGCACGAAGACAAGATCAACGAAGGTAACATTCGCCCGATCGCTAAGGATCACGAGTTGTACACCACCGTTGTTAACGTTAACTTGGATGACGCAAACTCATCAGTGCAGGAAGTTATTGATGCGATCATCAAAAACCGCAAACACTTCAAGGGTACCGGTACACCAACCATGTACACCACCGAAACCTATATCTCACAGTTCTTGCTACTCAAGGACACACTTGGTCGTCGAATCTATCGTGATCTTGGTGAATTGGCTTCGGAACTGCGTGTTCTGGACATTGTTCCGGTTGAAGTTATGGAAGAAGAAGCAGAACTCGTTGCTATCCTCGTTAACCCGCAGGACTATGTCCTCGGTGCTGACAAGGGCGGAGCAATCTCAATGTTCGACGACTTCGACATCGACTACAACCAGCACAAGTACCTCATCGAGACTCGTTTGTGTGGAGCACTCATTAAGATGAAGGCAGCCATTGTTGTTAAGAAGGTTGCGGCTAACGCAGCTCTTGTTACTCCAGTTGCACCGACCTTTGTCAGCGCCACTAACACGATCACCATTCCTACAGTTACTGGTGTAACGTACAAGCAGGGAACGACCGTTAAGACCGGAACTGTTGTAATTACAGCAGACGCGACTATCGTTGCTTACCCAGCATCTGCCGGATATTACTTCGCAACTAGCGAAGACGATAGCTGGACCTTTAAGTACACCGCCTGATTTTAAGGAAAACCGATGGCTAAATTTTACGGAATAATTGGCTATGGAGATGCAATTGAAGATCCCGCAGACTCTGGTATATGGATAGACGATATTACTGAAATTTCTTATTTCGGCGATGTTGTTCGAAATACAGCAAAGTTTGATAAGGGTGAAAAAATAAACAATGATATCTCTGTGGGCAACTCAATAAGTGTTATTGCTGACCAGTATGCCATCGATCATTTTTTTAAGATTAAATACGTAAGTTGGGCGGGGGTTCTTTGGACTGTTACAAGTGTAGAAGTTCAACACCCCCGCCTAATCTTATCAATAGGAAGTGTGTATAATGGCCCAACGACTTGATTTACAAGCAGTGCTAGTTGCAATTCTAGGGTCAAATAATGTATATTTTCAACCGCCAGCATCGGTTCAACTACAGTATCCATGTATTATATATAAACGTGACGATACCATAGTTAACCATGCTGACGATTTACCTTACATGCAGCGAACTCGATATTTAGTTACTGTAATAGATAGAAATCCAGATAGCGAAATACCATCAAAAGTTGCTGCACTTCCTATGTGTATATTTGATCGGTTTTACACAGCTGATAATTTAAACCACGACGTCTACAAACTATTCTTCTAAAAGGAGATCAATTATGTCAATTCTTTATTGGGACCAGCTCGGCGAACGTTTCTTTGAAACCGGAGTCGACAAAGGTGTCCTCTACCTACCAAACGTAAATGGCGTTTACACTGATGGTGTTGCTTGGAATGGTCTGACCAGTGTTACTGAGTCACCATCCGGAGCAGAACCAACTCCAATGTACGCAGACAACGTTAAGTACCTCAACATGTATTCTGTTGAAGAATTTAGCGCAACCATTGAAGCTTACACTTTCCCCGACGAATTTGCTCAATTCGACGGTATGGCCACTCCTACGAGTGGTGTTACTGTTGGACAGCAGACACGTAGTAAGTTCGGCCTTTCATATCGTACTCGTATGGGTAACGATATTTCTGGCGATGAACTAGGATATAAGCTTCACCTTATTTACGGTTGCCAGGCAAGTCCTTCGGAACGCGCCTACAACACAGTTAACGATTCGCCAGAGGCTATTACTTTCAGCTGGTCAATCGCAACAACGCCTGTTTCTGTTGGAATGCTTAAGCCGACTTCAATCTTGACGATTGATTCGACTAAGGTTAACTCCTCAGCACTCGGTACCTTGGAAGATTTCCTTTATGGTACTGCTGGAACAGACCCCAGCCTCCCGCTGCCCGATGCTGTAATCGCATTGTTCTCTGGAGAGACCTCAAGCGTTACCCCGCAAGTACCGTCATTCAACGGTAGCACTATCATCACAATCCCATCCCAAGCTGGAGTAACCTACTATGATGGCCTAACGGCTCTTTCTAGTGGCGCATACACCATCACGGAGAATACAATCATCACCGCTCGTCCTAACGCTGGATACTACTTCCCAGCTAACGTTGACGACGACTGGTTGTACATCTGGGACTGATAGTTTAAATTAAAGACATAGGAGATCAGAGAATGCTTACAATTATTGTTAGTGGAAACGAATTCTTTAACGAAGAAACAGAAGAGTTTGAATCACATGGCGACATTGTTTTAAATCTTGAGCATTCTCTGATCTCACTGTCAAAGTGGGAATCGGAGTTTGAAAAGCCATTTTTAGGTGATTCTAAAAAAACACCTGAAGAAATTTATGGTTATATAAAAGCTATGATACTCAATGAATATCCAGATGACATATTTTCAAAGCTTTCTGATAAAAATATTCAACAAATAAACTCATATATTGAATCTAAAAGATCAGCTACTACTTTTGGTACTATGCCTGAAAAACGTGGAAGAGGCGAAATTGTAACATCTGAATTGATTTATTTTTGGCTGATTACTTTTAATATTCCATTTGAGTGTGAGACATGGCATCTTAATAGACTTTTTGCTTTGATTAGAATATGTAACTTAAAGAATGCTAATCCAAAGAAGATGTCTAAGAATGAGATCGCTATGCGAAATCGCGAATTAAACGCAAAACGAAAAGCAGAACTAAAAACAAGTGGATAAAGGAGGTCTTATGACTGTTATTAATTGGCATGAATTAGGATCAAAATTTTATGAAGCTGGTTTAGATCGTGCAGTTCTTTATGTTGAAGGTAAAAGTGGTGTTCCTTGGAACGGCTTAATTAGAGTATCCGAAGAGAACGATACTAAAGTAGAACCACTATACTTTAACGCTACTAAATTTAACGATTTAGTTACGTTAGGTAATTACTCAGGAAGCATGTCTGCATACACCTATCCAGATGAGTTTTTGGAATGCGAAGGCGTTATCGAAGACCAAGATGGTGTATATTTAACAGAGCAGCCGATCAAACGATTCGGCTTATGCTATAGAACACTAATAGGCGAAGATGATAACAACTTTAGTAGTGGTTATAAATTACACATTTTGTATAACCTTACCGCCACCCCAGCTAACAAAGTAAGAAAAACTTTAGCTTTAGATTTAGAACCTGATGATTTTTCATGGGATATCACTAGCATTCCTGAAGTCATTGAGGGTCACCGTCCGTCTTCACATTTAATTATAGATAGTCGAAAAATAGATCCATGGTTACTATTAGACTTAGAAGATATTTTATACGGTGATGCAACACGAGAACCATTATTACCAACAATGAAAAGTTTAACAACGTTTATTCGTAAATGGGATAGACTCATTGTTCAAGATAATGGTAATGGAACATGGACCGCTATATCAGCAAGAGACGGTATAATCGTACAAGACGGTATTGATCCAACTGAGTACGATATTATAGCTGATAACGTAACTGTTATAGATACAGAAACATATACAATCAGTAGTTCAAATAAAAACGAGGAGGATATCTAATGGCAACAGTAACAGTATTTACCGCAGCAAGAATGGAAGCCATAGAAGGCTCATCTGTTGTTAGTGGAACAATAAATGGCTCAGGTCATTTGATTCTAACAAAACACGATGGCACAACGTTAGATGCTGGTGATGTAACAGGACCTCAAGGACCTCAAGGACCAGTCGGTGAAGTTACAGAAGTAGAACTAAATGCTGCAATTGCAGCCGCTCATGCCGCTGGCGCAATAACTGAAACACAGTTAGCAACAGGATCAGTAACAGCAATCAAAATTGGAACCGGAGCTGTAACAACCGTTAAAGTTCTTGACGGTAACATAACGGAAGCAAAACTCGCGTCTAGTGCTGTAACCAACGCCAAAGTTGCATCTACTGCTGCTATTGCGGCTAGTAAACTTGCAGGCGTTTATGTTCGATCTGGAGCAACAACCAATAACACAATTTGGACATCAACTGAAGCACCTGTTTCTGGTGATGGGGTAAATGGTGACATTTGGTTGAAGTATACAGCATGAGTATATATATTAAAGAATCAGGAACTTGGAAAGAAATAACTGGCGCAAATCGTCCATATGCTAAAGTTAGTGGAGCGTGGCAAGGTATGACAAACGCCTACACTAAAGTGTCTGGGGTATGGCAGCCTGTTTATCAGTATGATAATACAGTACCTAGTGTTCCAACGCCAACAGCATCGGCAAATGGATCGAGTTGGACTG